CCGCCATTAGAACCCCCATTAGAGTTCCCATTCCCATTTCCATTGCCATTCTTGTGATTTCCATTTTCCTCCTTCTCATCTTCGTTCTCTTTACGAAGATATCCACTCAAACCTACACGATATCCATTTGGGATTCGTTTACATTTTTTATCTTCATAGCAGTAATAATAGCCCTGCTTACACTTCTTCATTTTTAGTGTTTGAGTTATTACTATTTAGAAAACCTTGCTTGAGCATTTTTTGAAGTTCTGAGGTAGATCCAACAAAGACGGCATTGTTTGTCACATTATTTGTAGTTTTCTTTGATTCATCTTCCACATCTTTCAATTTTTTCTGAAGATCTATCAACTTATCCGTAGTATCGGCAACACTTTTGATCAATTGACCTGCAACTTCATATGCTCTAGGGCTGCCACCTTCTCCAGCAACTTCCATAATTCCGTTAATTGCCTCTTGACCTTTTTCTATCAAAGAATAAAGATTTGCACGACTATAGTTATAGTCTTTTTCAATATCAACATCCTTAGATCTTGAAACTTCAATTTGTTTACTTTTTGGTTTTACCTCAACAATATCACTCTCCGTATTAAGAGCTTTATCGATAGAGTCATAATTTTCTTTCATGATTTATCAAATATCAGTTTGTCTAGTTGGACTGTAAGATTTGCCATCTCCTAGTAATTGCCAATCTTCATCAAATCCAAAATCATCACCTGGATTTGCAGTTACAGGATCTGGTTCTACGGTATATCTCATTTCACGTTTTGCAGTTTGAATATTTGTATCTGATGCAATATCAACTTGAACCTTACGAATAAGACCATCAGTGGTATCACTAATAGGACCAAACAGATATGTTTTTGCAGTGAATCTCAAAGTATGAATAAGTGCTCTTCTTGTTTGGAAAGATCCTTCATAATCATCTTGAAAATCAATACTATCCAAAACAACAGGAACATCTCTTTTTTCTCCGATTGAACTTATCAAATCGATAGTAAGATTAAACGAAGGTTGAAAAAAGGGTAAAATTTGCTCAATAATTTGAAGAGCATCATCATTTAATTTACTAAAAATATTCAATTCAAATGTAATATTATAAGGAACTGGCATGAAAACCTTTTTCATGTTAGTACCATCTACTGCCTTAAAAGTTTGAGTTACACCAGTTTTTCTTGTAGAATCATATTGCATTCCTGTCATTTCAAATGACATCCTTGGCAATGTTATTGCAATTGATCTATCTAAATCAGCTTGTTCTTGTATTTTTGCCAGAAACTTTTGCATAGGACCATAAGAAAGTCCAACCTTTGTTTCATCTAAAATAGATCCATCACTCTTCAAATGTTTGATGTTAATATCATTGAAAAGAGTTCCAAATCCTATAATAGTCTTTCTTATAATTTCGTGATAAAAATAAGTCCCTAACATTTATCAATATTCTCCAAATGGATTAATTTCTGTGAAGTCTAAAATGGAGTCAGCTTCCAATTCAAATTCTTCATTTTCGTCATAAGTATCTCCATCACTATTCATGTCATGGGATCTAACAACATATTTTGCTAATGAACTAGAACCAACGATTGTTTCACCAGCACTAAATTCACCACTATTTATCGAAACATCGAGAAGGATAGGTGGATTAACTGCATCAGTTGCTGTATCAATCTTAAATCCTTTGACAATTGCTTTAGTTCCTGATGTTTGTCCAGTAACTTCCTCATTGTATACAAAGGTTCCTACCCCGACTGTGGTGAATCCTGTAAAAGAAACTGATGGTGCTTCAGTGTAACCTATTCCAGGGGTAAGAATTCTAAGAGCAGTTATCGACTCTTGATCCACTACAGCAACTCCTGTTGCAGTTACACCTGCACCTGTAGGTCCTTCAATCGTAACAACTGGTGGTGTTGGATATCCTTTACCAGAATTAGTAATATTTAATATACTAACACTGAATTGTGTACCTCCAATGGAACATGTTGCAGCAGCACCGGTTCCACTACCACCAGAAAAAGTAATTGTAGGTGCTTCAGTATATCCAAATCCTGCATTTATAATTTCAATCCTTTTTATAGACTGAACATTTGCACGACTAGTTGTTATAGCAACAGCAGTTGCTCTAAGACCTCCTACCGGTGGTTCTGAGAAAGTAATAGTTGGTGCAGATGAATACCCACTTCCATCATTATTTAAAAATATCTCACTAATAGAACCACTAGTAATTCCTGCTGTTGCTGTTGCAGTAACAGCAAGACCAACTAATCTTACTGTAGTAATATATCCTTCATCTTCTACAGACTTATCTATGAGATCAATAGAAGTATTAATTTCTTCATTTTCATATTCATAAAGTTCACATTGCAATTCATAAGTATAGGTTTTATTTAATTGATAAAAAGGTTTTTCGTGTTCAACTCTTTTTATTTCAAATAATCTTTCACCTAATGGAAACCAAATCAGATCACCTTCTTTAGGTCTGTCAACTAAATTTCCTAAATCAAATCCACTTTGACTGGTATCGGACAATCCCTCTTCAATTGCAACTAAAAAAGGTGCAATAAATTCTTGATACCTTTCTTTTGAAATAGTTAAACTTATTTCATTTTTTAATCTAAGTCCAAACTTAGTCATAATATCACTATCAGGAGCATACCCCTCATAGTTGTTCAAATATGCTTCTATAAGAAAACTATCATCAAACTTTGATGATTGAACTTCTCCCAAAATATTGTCAGTAGTAATTAATTTTCTTGGAATATAATAAACATCAATTCCAAAAATTTTTAATTGTTCATTTATTAAATCCTGAACAAGAAATTGTTCATTACCGGATCCTTGTAGAAAAAACGGATTTAATGCCATAATTATTATCCAATAAGATCGAATGGTGGAATTTCATATTCTGAAGACATTCTTTGTTTAATATCATCCAATTCTCTTTGACCATCTTCAAAGTATTGTCTACCATTTAACTCAATACCACCAGGAAGTCTAGTTCCACTATATTTCATCATATTTATTCCCCACTGTCTCTTAATAAGAGCAGTCAAATATTTTTTCACAAAACTGTCATTGTATATTTTTGAAAACTCTGTAGGATCTAATGCTCTATAACATTCAATTATATAATAGTTGTCTTTATTTTCTGCACCCCAATCAATATCCAGATATAATCTATTTTGCCTCTTATTAAATCTAACTTGCTTATCTGTTGTAAGTAAAAAGTCAATATCTTCAAGATATCTTTTTGTCATTTGATACTGTAAAAGATCTACAGAATTGAAAAAATACAAATCATTTAAAAATAATTGATATTTTATACTAAACATTCCACCCGAAATGGAACTAGTATCAAACTTAAAAACTTTTTCAATTCCAATTACAGAATCTGGAACTTGAATGTAATTTGAATTTTCATAAAAACTGAAAGTAGTTGCGGTTCCAACTATCGTGGATGTACCTGTAGTGGTTACAATTCCTACTCCATCAGTATTTTTTGCTCTTCCTCTATTAAGGTCATCTTCTGTCAATTTATATTTCAAATACATTTTTTCGACACCATCATAGTGCCTTTCATTGAAATATTGAATAGTATCATCAACTAGATCATCTATTTGCTCATCTGCAACATTGATTTCCAATACTGGAGCACCAAGTTGTCTCAAACAATAATCAATAAGTCCCTGTCTAGTGCTTGGTTTTGCCATCAGTATTCTCCTCCATCAATGAGTCCTGCGGTTAATGTTCCATCAATGAATACATTATTTGAAAAAGTCGATATTCCTGCAAATGTAGAAAGTCCTGCTACATTTATATTTCTGCCTAATGACAGATCACCTTGTGCATTCATTGTAGTTTCAATAGATGGATGTCCAATATTAATTCCTGTTCTTGCAGTAATAAGACCAATAGAATCAACATTAGTTACATCTTCATAAGTCAATGTTCCGGCAATGCTTACATTTGAATCAAATGTTGCTTGACCACTAACGGTAAGTTGTCCTGTAGTGGTTGCACCACCGACTTTTGCATTATAAGTAACATCTAATGATCCTGTAGTCAGGATCCCTGAAACATTTTCATTCTGTAAATCAAGATTATTAATACCTTGAATTTGACCTTCAGGTGTAATAGTAACTGAATTAGGTCCAACAGTTAAAATACCAATAACTCTGGCATCTCCAGTTACAGATAAATTACCTGCAGCAGAAACATCACCATTAGCATATAAATCTCCACCAGTTGTTGTTATTCCACCTGCAGATGCAAGTGTAGTAAATCCAACAGATTTTAATGTTGAATTAACTGTTAAATCATTTAAAATATCAACAGCAGCATCAATATCAACATTTGATAAAAATGTAGAAATTCCGGCAACAGATAAGTTATCACCAAGATTTACTTGTTTACCTATTCCTGCCCCACCACTAACAACTAAAGCACCATTAGTAGGTGCTAATGATGTTGTAGTATTAGAAAATGTAGCAATTCCAGTAATAGTTAATGTGCTGGAATCTATGGTATCTGTTAAATAAAACTTCTCAGTATTAAGATCCCATACTAATATCATCCCATCTCTAGTTTTTAGAGTGGAATTTACGTCATTTAAATTTAATAGTCTTGTTGGTGGTGCAGATGCATTGGCCAATACACGAACTGCATTTTGAGACCCAACTCTAGCTTTAATAGGTGGCATTACCTTGTTACCCCTCCTCTGACTAATGCAACTCCCTCGACTGCTTTGAATTCAGTCCCATCTCTTGTTATTTTTACATCATAAACATATCTTCCAGGCTTCAAATTTGCTGTTTGTGTAGATGTTAATGAAATTGATATGATTCCATCATCAGCATCAGTTACAGTGGATGCAAATGATACTGCTGTTGTTGCACTGTAATGCTTCCTCAACATTGCCTCTGGTGTTGAGGTAGTCAAAATGAGTGGGGCGTTTGTTCTGGTATCCTCTAAGTGGAATGAAGTATCAAAATCGTACCCCTGTTCAATCACAATATTGGATACAAAAACAGACATTACTCTTTACTAATATATCTGTAGCTATTTATATTTATTTATCGGGACAGGAAGTCTTTTAGTAACGATTTGATCTCATCTATATCTTTTTTCATATCATCTAATTCTTTTTTACGAGAATCTCTATTTGAAATAGATTTCAAATAATTTTCATATGCGGTGCTATCACAATTAATAATAGCACCATTATTTTCATCTCGATATAGATGTGGATGTCCTTCAACTTTTATCATCTTACTGCAATCACTCTAAGGTCCTTGAATCTAGGTGGTTCTGCCTGATTTGTTCCAGACATCACAATTTTAATAGAGAATTCATTAAATAAATCCAAGTTTTCTGCAGTAAATTCATATTCTAAGAATTGATTTTTCAAACTTGCAGGAACACGAACATCAGGTAATCCACTATTCTTAGTCGGATCTACAACTTCAAATCCAGTAGATGTTGATATTAAATTATCATATCCAGGGAACAATTCAAAAGCTTGTTCAATTTCGTTTGAATCTGATCTAGACAGACTGTATAAAACTCTAAAATCTGCAGATTCATGCCTATAGGCAGAAAGTAAAACTTTTAATGTTGTTGCAGGTTGTTGAAGTTTAATACGATTCGAATAGTAAATAGCAGAATGTGGATCAGACTCTATAGAATTGACTCTATTATCAGTACTATAGTTTTCAATTGGAGCATTCAATCTGCTATTTGAAAATTCTGCAATAGTTCTTTCAATATTTAAATATGGAGAGACATTTACATTTTCTGAATTTAATGTAACTCCTGTAGTGAATGATTTAAACCTTGGCAAATCGGTCAAATATTCATTTTGATTTTCTTCAGAACAAATCATTCTGAGATCAGTAAAGGTATTTGATTGATTCATTTGAACTGATTCATAACCATTATCAATAAATGATGTTTCACTGCCATCAACACTTGTTCCAGAAACAGATCTTATAATAGCAGAACTGGAAGTTAAATTAGGTGTTTCGATATCAAAATATGGAGTTATAGAATCAAAAACAATATTTTGTGATGCTTTTATTTCAGATCCCCCAACATTTTTCTCCCCATTAAATGATAGTTGAGATGTACTACTTTCACCATCTGCAGATCTAAGAGATCCATATGTAGCAGATCTATCAATTTCAACAAAATAACTATCCATATCAATTTCTCCATTAGAAGAAATATCAACAACAATGTTATTAATTCTTCTCAGAGAAACTCCACTTAATTCATGTTTATAAACTAAACTATTTAAAGTGTGGGTAGTTTTTACTGTACTATCAACACCTCTAGAAACTATGTTTAATTGCCCAACTCCGGTGCCAACAAAATTATATTCAATAATTTCACGTCCAATTTTTAAATATCCAGAATATCCTGAAGTTACTGATTGTCCTTCAAAAGTTGTAAAGTTCGAAGTATCTGCAACAGTGATGAATGATGTATCGATAGAAGATAATTCTGCATTCAATAAAGTTGGAGGAACGTCTGATGTAATATCTTCAAACTTCAACTTATTGACATTTGAGTACATCCCATGATTGAAATGATTAACTTTCATATAGTTTCCAGAATTAACTCCACCATCTCCAGAAGAACTGACAATTGAAGTGGATGCCATAGAAACTATTGTATTTCCAGTAGAACCACTATAGTAACTTAAAGCAGCACCGACAGCAAATTCTTTTCCAGATCCTTGAACACCAAATTCACCTTGAACATTTGTTACGTAGAGCATATTTGCTCCAGTAATACCTGTGATAGTTACTTTAGAATCTCTTCCTGTTGGATTTGTGGAAGATGTTGACGAAGTAACAATACCAACTACATCACCCTCTTGGTATCCTGATCCCCAATTTGATCCATCAACTGAAGCACTAGTGACAGTTCCATCAGAACCTGTATTAATAAGAAGTTTAAGCCCTGTTCCCCTGCCAATGATATTATATGTGTCTACAGATTCACCACTTAAAGATACTGGATAATTTAATCCTCCAGTGCTAATTCCAAGAGTAGTTACTGAACTACCTGTTCCTGTAATAATTGCAGATCCATTATTATTTGCTACTCCAGCAAGTTTTCTTCCTGTAGTAAGTATTCCTAAAATAGCAGAATCAGTTACAGTATCAATACCAATTTTTCCAGTTTTAGGTAATGTTCTTATAGAATCACTTTGTAATTTTTGAACAAGTCCATTACTGAAATCCATTGGTGGATTGTAGAAATATGCAGTTCCGGAATTACTATTGAATCTGGCTTTATATAATTTGAACTTAAGATCTTGATATTGATTTGTAGTCCATACACTACCATTTTGGGACTTGAACAGAGATCCCAAAGCAAATTGCTGAGTAAATCTTATCTTTCCGGTATCTGGCAAGTTTGCAGTTTCAATGGTAGTTTCACCCATCACAGCAGTCCAAAGTTCATAATCATTACTATATTCTGACATTATTACTAATGCATATTCAGTATTACCTTCTAGATAAATTGGTTCTGGGAACTTTACATTTGTTGCCTCATCTCCAAGAGATGAAATACTAATATTAGTGGTTACATTTCCATTAGAGTCTACAGATCTTGGTCTTAAAATAGCCGGTTTTCCTACTCGTCGTAATGTCGGAACACCGAGTTCAACTGTTCTAATTTCAACTGTTAATGGTGCGTTTCCTTCATCAATGGTATTGAAGAACAAATCAACAGATGTAACAAATACTCCATTAGAATCTTCATCAATATCAATATTACCAGGAACTTTAATGTCTCCACCAACTGTAAACGTCTGTGCAAGAGGGTCTCCTCTTCTTGGTCTCCAACGTCTTGGTGGTGCTGGAGGAGCTGGTGGTGGAGGTGGTGGGGGTGGATTAAAGAATCTGGTTGTTGTATTAGTAGTAGTTATGATTACATCTCTTTGATATGTTTCAACTATTCCTTCAGATATGAATTCAGATTCTGCAGTAGAAAT